CCAGTTAACACCCTTGATACTCAAAGCCCCGAAGTGGCTATTGCACAGACGACTCTCAGACAGGTTGTTAGAGAGGTCCAAGCCGAAGGGTGGGCTTTCAACACAGAATATGAAGTAGAGTTTAAACCTGACGATGATGATCTAGTGATCTTATCTGATGCTATACTACAGATTGATATTAACAGATATAAACATAATGATAACTACGATGTTATCAAGAAAGATGGAAAACTTTATGACCGTTACACCCGTTCAAACACATTCACAGATGTTGATACATTATATTGTGATGTAGTTTGGATGTACTCTTACGAGGATATGCCTCAAACATTTAAAGATTATTGTACAACTAGAGCTACACGAGTGGCTGTAGGACGTATGGTTAGTGACCCAGCTTTTGCTAAAGCAATGCAGCAAGACGAAGTAGTTGCTAGATCAGCAGCTATTGAATACGACACACGTCAAGCTGACTATAATATCTTTAACAATAGTCGTACTAGGCAACCTTATAATAGTTATAAACCTTACCAAGTAATAGGTAGATAATGGCAGCTATTAATCAACGTATCCCTAATTTTATACAGGGCGTTTCCCAACAACCAGACTTCATTAAATTTCAAGGTCAGCTTAGAACCTGTCATAACGCCTATCCAGATGTCACCTTTGGTCTACAGAAGAGACCACCTGGGGAATACGTTGGTAAACTAGCTAATGCTACAGATGGCGGTGAATGGTTTGAGATGCTAAGAGATAATGATGAAAGATATATAATTCAAATTACAGCTGGTAACTCTCCTACTATTAAGGTATGGGATCTAGCTGATGGTACACAGAAAACAGTTAACTTTACAGGAGGTGCCTCAAGTAATTTTAATTATTTAATTAAGAGTGGTACACAACCTTATGGTAAGCTAACTCTTAATGATTATACGATCATCACTAACCCTGAGAAGGAAGTCACCAAGGCACGTACTACTCCAACGTTTGTTCAGAACTATGCATTTGTTTCTCTAAAAGAGATATCATATAATGCAGAGTACGTCGTAGCTTTAGGTAATACTAATCTACAAGCCACAACTAAACGTAGAGTTGTAGCATTGAAAGTTGTAAAACAAGGTACTAGTTCTCCTACTTGGGAGACTGCTTCACCTGATGCTGCTTATACAGGTATCACAGAATACTATAATGAGACTGCAGGTGATGCATGGGAAGATGTTAAATTCACAGTTACTGTAAACGCAACACACTTTGTTAATTCATATGACGGTAACAACCCTAACTACAATACACAATACACAGCTACTGTAACACTACAGGAGAATGGTGTTAATGTAGGATCTAGCTGGGCTAGCTTATCTAAAACAGTCAGTGTTAATGGACAGAACTGGACTGTGACAATGACATCAGTTGCTGAGTATCAATCTTATGCAGATGCTAATGCAGCTATATATAAATCAGTAAAAAATATACGGAAAGGTGAGTTAACTAAAGACGTTGTATTAGGTAATCTTAAAGCAGCTATTGAAGCTAAGTATCATGGACAAGGTAGTAACACTTGTGCTGTTACAGTAGCAGGATCCGGATTATATATAGAAACCAACTATGCTTATGGTTCCATAGGTGTAAGAGGTGGTATGACAGGAAACGCTCTAGAATCATTTACTGATACAGCTCAGAATATATCTAAGCTTCCAGGTACTTGTAAAGATGGTTATATTTGTAAGATTGCTAACACTGAAGATGCTGAAGCTGATGACTACTATGTTAAGTTTATAACAGGTGGTACAGGTACAGGCGATGTAGGTTCTGGTGTATGGGAAGAGACAGTTAAACCAGGTATTGATGCAGGGTTTAATTATGATTCAATGCCTCATGCATTAATAAACAATAGAGATGGTACCTTTACATGGTCATCCCTAGCATGGGCTGATAGCAATAACAATGATGTTAACGATTATACAGCTCCTGATCAACAGTATTGGGTTGATAGGAAAGTAGGAGATGATAATAGTAATCCATACCCAACATTTTTAGGTAAAAAAATTTCATCCCTTTTCTTCGTAAGGAATCGGCTAGGGATGTTAGCTGGAGAACAAGTTGTACTAAGTCAACCTGCAGATTATTTTAACTTCTTTGTAGGTTCTGCAATCTCAACTTCAGATAGTGACCCTATTGACATGGGTGCTTCAGATGTTAAACCAGCTATTCTTAACTATGCACTACCGTTACAGAACGGTGTGATTATGTTTAGTGAAGCTGCACAGTTCATGTTATTTACTGAGTCTGAACAGTTCAGTCCATCTACAGCACAGTTAAAGAAATTATCAGGTTATGAAGCAACACCTGATTTTGGTCCAGTAGACACAGGTACAGCGGTGATGTTTGCATCTAATGCTTCATCATATACTAAAGTCTTTGAGCTCACAGTACAAGGCGGTAATGCACCTCCTAGTGTAGTAGAGCAAACAAGGATTGTACCTGAATATATACCTAGTGATATCAATAGGATAACTAACTCTGCACAGGCAGGTGTGGTTACATTAGGTAAATCTGGGGATTCAAGTTTATATCATTATAAGTATTTCGGTGAAGGTCAGCAAAGACAGCAATCTTCATGGTATTCTTGGAGTATAGAAGGTGCTTTAGTACATCAATTGTATAGCACTGGTAATTTCTATACAGTAACTAAACAAGGATCAGAGTGGATATTACTGAGATATGAGTTAATTGTTGATGCTGATACTAACCGTGCTTATCAAGTAGGTACAGGTACTGTAGGTAGTCCAACTGCTATCTCTAGACGGTTTGAATGCTGTTTAGATAACATGGTTATACATACTGCTAACGCAGGATCTGGTACTACAACAGGTGTATCAGTAGCATATAGTGGAGGATTAGGAGGTAATACAACTGTAACTATACCTTATACTATACAAGGTGGTACATCTAATTTACAGCTAGTAGAATTAGCAGATGGTAACGTGAGAACACCTGATAGCGTCAGTGGAGCTACTGCAACGTTTAATAGGTGTGATTTACGTGCAGTTAAATTTGCAGTAGGGTATAAATATACCACTGAGATAGGTTTACCTACATATTATAAGTCTCAAGGACGTGGAGATTATGATGTAGACGCTGATTTACGGATACATAGGCTTAATTTCAACCTTGGTGTATCTGGACCATTAGAGTTTCATATCACATCACCTCAAAGAGACACTTATATACATGAAGAGTCAGGTATTATAACTGACCTTTCATCATTAAGTAAAGTACCATCTGCATTATACAAAAATATAAGTGTACCTATATATAAAAAGAATCATAAATATGACTGTACTGTTAAGATTCCTGACCCATTCACCGCTACCTTAATTTCCGCTAGTTGGGATGGTAGTTACCATACTAGAAGACATGCACGTCAGTAAACATATACAAAAATGCACCCCTCAACTCGCTCTTGAGGTAGGATTAAATCTTCGTCCAGAAGATAAAAGAGAAGTAGAACAGACTATGGGACTTGTCGCGCCAGTGGCAGTCCTACAGTCCTACTATAATTCTGCTTATTCTGTATATTTCACTTCACCACGCGGCAAGGCTGTCGGAGTGGCAGGTGTAACTCCAGGTAATATTATTTGGATGTTATGCACAGAAGAAAGCGATAAAATTCCACATACTTTTGTACGAGAAGCTAGACGTTGGGTAAACGGTTTAGCTAATCCATACCTATACAACCATTGCGACATGAGGAATGAGAATCATGTGAAGTTACTAAAACTTCTAGGATTCACATTTATTAATTACTATGTCCAGAATGGTGTTCCCCTTATATCATTTATAAAATCATGTGCGCTCCCGTCGTCGGAGTCCTGACTGCGGCAAGTGGTGCTATGTCGGCTATAGGCCAACATCAAGCAGCATCTGCAGCCGCAGCGAGACAAAATGCAGTTAATCAGCAGCAATACCAGAATCAGCTAAAAATAGCTGAGAGAAATGACTTAATTAAAAAGAATAAACATGCGGCTGATTTAAAATCTCATGCTAAGGCTGTGAATGAAGCCATAATGCAGAAGAATTTAAACCAGATGGAAGCTAATAGAGCTTCTCAGGCTGCAACACGTAAGAAACTAGAGGGCTTCACTGAGGCTGCATTTGAAAAACAGAATAATATTGCAGCTGCTATTAAAGCACAAGGTAAGGTACTGTCTACAGGTAATTCAGGGCAATCATTCTTGCTATCAACTAAGGAGTCTGAGAGGAATCTTGGATTTGCTACGGCTGCTATTGAACAATCACTATTTGACCAGGAATTAGCATTTGGAAATGAAATGCTCGGTATTAAGAACAAGCAATATGGATCTGATAACCAAGTTAACAGCTCTATACCAATGGTACCTACATCACCAGCTGCCTCATTTATACCTAATAAGCCACCAATAGTAAAAGGACCATCAGGTCTAGCATTAGCAGGAAGTCTGTTAGGTGCTACAATGGGAGGCATAGATGCTGGTATGGATTGGAGTTCAAGCTATGGTAAATCTCAACAATCAGGAACTCAAACAGGTGGTGGAAACTAATGACAGCTAAATACAAAGGAGGAAGTTGGTCTGGAGTTAGTTCTAGTTTCAGTCCTATTCAAGGTCCATCCTCACATAAAAGAATGGCTGATCAAGCCAAGGACCAACAAGATAAAGATATGGATCAGTTGAGGTCTATGAAGGATGTTATGTCCTTACAGACCCAACAGATGCAAGCATCCTCTAATGCTCAGGGACGTGTTAGTCGTTATGAGATGGAAGCTTTAGGGAAGTTCAGTAAAACATTTAATAGTTTCTTAAACGATACTGTTAAAGATGAGTTCATGAAAAGAACTGAAGCTGACGTCCGTAAACATATGGACCATTATCGTAGGCAGGATGCAGAGTATACACTTAATAAGGAAGATTTACAAAAGCAGTTAACTGATGCTGAGAAGAATAAAGGTGATACAGCAGGTATTCAAAAGAAACTAGCTAACCTAGAAAAAGGTAGAACTACAACAATGTCTACCCTAAAGGGTAATGAAAAGTTCGCCTTCTATGCACTTAGAGCTGAGAATACAGTAAATGCTGCACCTATTGGATTACAAGAATATTATAATAATAACCCAGAATTAGAAGTTGAGCAAAAGTATCTATCAAAAGACGAGAAAACAGGATATCCTAAAATTAAAATAAAGGATATCACTGATCCTAGAGATAAAGCAGCAGTAGCTAAGTTATATCAGACTCAAATTTTAAAAGATGCAAACAATCCAGAACATCCAAGTTATCTAGGTGGTTTAAAAATACAACACCAAGTAGCTTTATTACATGGACCATTAGAAACAGCTTTAAATGCTGAGACTGCTGATGATGTAAAAAACTATAATATAAGTGTTGCTAAGGAAAGGATTAGAAGTAATCTTCAAACCTTAGATAATATCTTAAATGGACGTACAGGTGCCCCTTCAATAGAAGGATTCATGGAAAGTATATATCCTCAGTTAAATAGGGATATGGAGTTCACAGGAGACACTGGAAGTGTATGGGAAAAAGTATCGACAGAGTTTTCTAATGCAATAACTCGTTCAACAACAACTGCCCAAAATGAAAAAATCTTTGAGAATATTAAAAAGGTATTTAAAGCTAAGGTTACAATAGGTACTAAAACACAAACTTTAGATAAACATTATCCAAACAGATTTAATCTACAAAAACTTACAAAAGAGTACTCTAAGAAACAATTAGAGATACACGAAGCTAGGAAGAACGAGGTTAAAGGTGACTTACTAGGAAAAGCAGGTAAGTTAAAAGTAGAAATAAAAGCAAAGATCTCAAAAAATGATGACGGTAATGGCGGTACCTATACAATAAATGATGGCGTTGCTGAGTATGAGAATAAGCTATTAGAACTTGAAAAAAAGGACGGCACTGGATTTAGTAAAGAAACTCTAGTAGAACTAAGAGGTGATGTAGAACTAACTACTACTTCTGAAGAATGGATAGAAAGAGCTAGGTCTTCTGGTAAAAATAACCATAATGAAATCCTACTTTCTGAAGTTGCAGGTATGCCAAAGCATATTAGAGATAGACTAGAAATAGAAGGTTATAATTTTGTTGAGACCTATACTGGAGCAGCTACAGAGGACCAAACAAATACAACTAAGAATAATCTAGCTACTATTAACGCTGAAATTGTAGCAGCTGAAAAAGCTGTTGGCGATAGAGGTGGTCTTAAAAATGCAGGGTTATCATCAGCTGCTAGAGATATGGCAGGTGATACTTATCACCAAAGACTGCAGTTTTATATGTCTGAGGCTGGTGGTAATTATAAGCATGATACAGCAGCTCAGAATGCAAGAGAAGATGTACTAATGATGATTCGTACTGGAATGCAAGACCCAGATGCGGAAGTTACATTAAGAGATGGTACTACAGTAACTAATCCCTTCTCAGCAACTCGTGGTAGAAATGGTGCTTGGGGTAAGAATGGTTTTGTACAAGAACATAATACAGCTCCTAGAAACTTAACCTTACATGAGACTACTAATGAAGCAAATATGTTAGATGAGTTTGATCGAAATAGAGATAATAGTAATATAAGTAATAAAGATGAACTATCAAAAACTTGGTTATGGGGTGACGTAGATTCTAAGGATCCGGACACTTATAACTTTTTAAGCTTAGTCGATGGTGCTCCTAGTAATATTCTACGCTTTAAAGCTGGAAGATTAGGTATACCACCTCATGAATATAGAAATCGTCAGATTAAAATATTAGAGCAAAAAGCTAAAGATGGAGATGAAGAAGCACAGAAAGTACTTAACATACTATTCCCACCACCACCAGAGGAGAAAAAAGAATGACACAGACTCCAGGGATGTATGTTGAGCCACATACTAACCCTAAAGACATAGGATTAACAGATGATAAGATACAACGTCTTATCATGCAAGATCCAGAGGCAGCTTCTAATAGCATTATGCCTAAAGTATTATCAAAGCCTGGATGTCAACAAGCATGTTGGGCTCCAGCTTTAACAGATATACTTAGGCATGATATACCTAGACGTCCACCAGAAGGTTTCGATGAAGCATATGTCAATAACCCTTATGTAGGTCAACTACCTATATATGACACTGATTTACAAGATTTAGCAGAGAGAGCAGGAACACATCTTCCTGGGACAAGAGCAGATCAAGTAAAGCAAGTACAAACCGATCCTATGTTAGAGGCTCAGCTATGGAACGTAAAAGCACAAAGAGATGTAGATGCAGCTCATACTTCATATCCTGGCAGTATTGCTGAACAGTTAACTTATTTAGCTGATTTATGGGATGTAGATGCTCGTTCTCTTAAAACTATGTATAGAACTTATGGAGGGTACCTATGACTCTTGACCCGAATTTATCAGAAGTTAAAAAAGAAGAAGATAAAAATCTATTAACAGCTGATATCGATAACTCTGAAGAAGCAAAGCTACAACGAAGTTTTAATCAAGAAGACTCAGTACCTTACACACCAACATTTGAACGTCCTACAACTGTTAACCAACAAACTGTACCTTCTGATCCTGCTAGGGATCAAACTATCAATCAATTAGGTGCTAATGCTCAGAGTATAAATCAAGGCTATCAAAATCTAAAAGACATGACTCTACAAGAGTTGTCAGAGTATGTCTCAAAAGCTTATAATGTACCTATACTAGACAATGGTCAAGTTGATTTAAATCAGATCAACGGTTTGCTACGGCAATTTAATCCTATGGGATTAACTGATCGTATTAATGATCTAAGAACTCCAGGCGGTATGGATGAAGCTAAACAGCGTACATACCAAGATGAATTACTGCAGCTTGCAAATAGATTTCAGAGCAATGAATTCCTTGAATCTCAATCAAACCCTGTATCTGAAGTAGTTAGAGCTGCTGTAGGTGCTAGAGAACAGCAAATAAGAAGTTTAGGTGGCTTTGCAGATTTAACAGGAGATACATTAAAGTTATATATGAATAATGTCTTAGGAAGACCTACAGATACAAGTCAAAGACCTTGGGATGAGGATGGGAGTAAAAACTCAGACTATGAAAAAGGTAACTGGGTTGGTTTCATGCCTAAGCTAGTTCATGATAACCAGACAGGCTGGGGTAGGTTTGCTAGAGATATTATGGAGTTTAGGCTTATGCTTAGACTAACAAACAAAGGACCATTTAGAACACCGAATGCAGCTACAGCAGGAGCACAAAAGATTAATTTCTTTACTAAAGCTATGCGAGTATCCTTAGACGGTGCTGCAGCTGATCTTTTAACTGAGAATTCAGAAGGTGGTAATATATTCAACTCAATGGAAGAGAATCTACCTTGGTTACTACCTCAAGTTAGTGCTATGTTTTCAGTAGATTCTGATGATAATCCATGGGAAGCACGTATTAAAACAACTGCTGCTGGTAGTGCAATGAACCATGTAGGATGGTTTTTAAGTTCTTATTGGAGAGGACATAGAGCTGCAAGAAAAGCAAGAGTAGCTGGAGAAACTGTAGAATCCGCTAATGAAATTGGTACAAAAGAATACCGACGCCAAATGGCGAAAAACATACTTGAAGCTGAAGACAATGCTAGTAGTGCAGCTGCTTCACGTTTCACTGAAGGTAGGGGTATTAGTCGTGCGGATGCTAGAGATGAGTTCCTACGGAAATACCTCACACGCGAGGACTACGCGAGACTTATTGATCAAACTACAAGTTCGGCTGACCGTTCTGCTATTGAAGCTTTAGCTGAGAAAGCAGGGAAAGATGCTGGAGATACATGGGATTGGAATAGATATGGTAGTTCAAGACAGTTAGAATTAGATCTAGGTAGAGAGCCTGATCCTTTTGTTAATCCAGATGGATTCTCAGATGTAGAGAAAGCTAACTACCCTGGTAATCCTAAACGTGCTGTAAACGAAGCATTAGAAGATGCTATGAATGGTGGTAATGGAAGTCCATCAACACCGTTTGTTAATGATAATCAAATCAGATCTATAGCTTTAGGTAACAAAAGATTAAGAGAAATCGTTTCAGAAATAGCTCAAGATTTATCACAATCTATAATGCATGGTAAGCTACTAAGAGACACTATTCCTAAAGGAATGTCTCAACAACAGTTTGAAGTAGCAGCTTATAAGATTGCAGCTCCTTTACTAGAGCAATTAGATTTATTCTTAGAAGGTGGTGGTAAAATAGATCTTGGAGAAATGTTTAAAAAGCAGTTAAAGAATCCTGCTGATAAACGTTTGTTTGAAGAAGTAGATGGTTCAATAGTTCAAACTGCTGGACCTGTACAAAGATCTGCTAACATCATTGCTTTACGCTCTCTTGCTAGAATAGCTTCAGATGTCGCTGCTAGTGCTTTAACTATATCTGATGACTTACCTATTGGACGTCAGTTTGATATGGTAACTGATGCTATGAAAGTACTATTCGTTGAGAATAAGAAGTTAGGTATAATGTGGGGATTAGATGGTCAAGCTTTACAAAAAGGCTTTCAACTAACACCTATGGCAAAAGCATCGAAAGAAGCTGACTTAGCTAGATTTGAGCAGAATGGTGAAGAGTTATTTAAATCTCTACATGATTTCCAACGTAATGGAGATTGGGAAGGTATTAGAGATTTACTAGAGTTATGGAAATTATCAGATGGTAAAGTACGTACTCAAGCTCACATGCTTGAATTCTTACGTGCTAAGATGTCTGGTGGTAGAATGGATGATATAAATATAAGAGGTCAAACACGTACTCAGTTACAAGGTACTTTCTTTAATTCTATTCTTAGTGGTTTAAGAACAGCTCCTAAAGCAATTATTGGTACAAATATGATTGCTTATGGTAGACCATTAATGGCTGCTATAGGATCTGGATTAATCAGACAAGATAAAAAAGAATTAGCGATTGCATTATCAACCTTAGATGCTACTATTAGAGCAGGTGCTGAAAGCTGGAAAATGTGGAAATATAATTGGGATCTAGGTGTTAATAGAAAAACACAAGCTTATCAAGGTAAGTTTGATATAGGTTCTGATATGAGAGAATGGAATGTTATAGGAGATCATATCCGTAGATACGGTACTACAATAGATAAACAAGCATATGGTGCGTTAGATTTTAGTGTTCGATTTAATAGTTCACCTTGGGTTAAGTATAGTGCTAACGCAATGGGAGCTGGAGATGCTTACGCTAGAACTATAATAGGTCGTCAGTATATGGCTATTAGATCTGCACAGGCAGCATTAGCTGAAGGAATTGACCCGAAAAATTTAAAGGACTTTGTAAGAAGGAAAGAAGAGTTATTCCGTGAAGAAATTTTTACGAAAAATTCTGACGGTATGTGGATAGTTTCAGACAAGGCAGCTAACATGGCTGGTAATGAAGCTGCTATGACCACAGCTCTAGAAGGAAGCTTAAAAGGCTTTGAATTGATTGCAGATTGGCCTGGTATGAGAGCCTTTTTCCCCTTTGTGAGAACAGGTTTTAACTACTTAGACGTTACATTTCAACATACTCCAGTAGGTTTATTGAGAAATAGGTACCAAGACCTCACTGCTAAGGGTGGTCCTAGAAATTTACAGAAATATGGCTTACGCCCTGAAGATGTAGCTGGAGAAGTTGCTCTAATGGAAGGTCGTATTGCAACTGGAACGATGGCTACACTAGCTTTGTTCGGAGCTGCTATGAGTGGAAGGGTAACAGGTGATTTACCTTTCGATACACAAGATAGAAAGATCTGGAAAGAGTATGGTGTACAACCTAACTCCTTTGTATTTGATAAACCAGGTGGAGGTAAAGTATATGTATCTTATAAAGGTATAGAAATCTTTAATACCTTGTTTGCCACAGGAGCTAACCTTGTATATGGATCACATAATCTAGGTGAAACAGCTATTGACAACTGGGGACGTAAACTAACTTGGATGTTTGCTAATGTTTTAGTAGAACAATCAATGTTAGGTGGACTTGGAGACTTAATGGACATCTTCGATGCTAATAAGTCAGATGATTTAAGAATGTCTGCTGCTACACGTATTGCTAGATCTCAATTCCCATTTAAAGGTTTATCTCAAGATATTGGTATGTTATTAGATGCAAATCAGAAAGAAGCTAATACATTAATAGAAACTTTAATGAAGAATGATGCAGGTGCTAAGTCTATATTACATCCTAAGTATGATGTTTTATCTAAAGGAAATAAAGCTAAGCCACTACAGCATGACCCATTAAACCCAATGCTAAGATTATTCAATAGGATAAGCCCTATAGCTGTTGTCCCTGTAGATGGAGACCCTGTTAGAGATGCTTTACTAGAAATCAGGTATCCTTTACCATTGATATTAGGTGAAATAGATGGTGTAGAACTATCTTCTAGGCAAAGATCAGAGCTATCTAAACATTTAGCTGAGTCTGATTTATATAAAGAACTACTTCGTCTAGTAAATAATCCAGATTATAAGGAAACTTTAGCTAAATATAAAGGTGATGAACTTAAGAATAGAGATGGGTGGGATTTAAAAACCACATGGTTCTATAATGAAGTTGAATCTATCTTTAAAAAGTATAAAGAAGAAGCTCGTGGTAATATGCTAGCAGATCCTAGAAATCATAGATTACTAACTCAAATTGAAATAAAAGAGATGCAAGAAGGTGCTCTTGAAGGAGGGTACAGCGGAGATATCGACGCAGTTAAAACAGATATTGAGAGGCTCAAGGAGCTCGCTAACTAACCACTTAAATTAAATTATGGCACAAACATCAAATACATATACCGTAGGTGGTTCGGGTCAAGCTGGTCCTTATTCCTACGCATTTCCAACACTTGCTGATGCTGACGTTAAAGTCAGTGTTAACGCAGTAGTTAAAACTGTTACCACTCATTACACCCTAGATTCAGCAAATAGTCGTATAACATTTGCTAGTGGACAAGAACCGAGTACTGGTGATAAAGTTATTATTTATAGGGATACCGATGAAGATCCTATTAACTCTACTTTTGTATCAGGTTCTACGATTCGGTCTACTGAA